GGGCTCTCGGGACGTCTTGTCCCTCACCTATACGGTGGGCTCATGGCGCTTCGAGAGTAAAGCTACGGAGTGTACGAAAGTACTAGAGTGGTCTTCAACCATCCATTCGTCCGTAGTTTAATGATAAACAGCTTGTGTCCATATAGGACGGCTGCTCACATCCAGCTGCACTGTGCAGCTTCTAGGAGGCACTATGTCGACTAAGTCCGAGACTACAGCTTACATAATACCCTATTCGGGTTCCACCATTTCTGGTGTCCCTGCGGTTAGCGCTGCATATCCCCCTTACGGAATCCTACGCCAAGTGGTCCCTGTTCAAAATACCTTTACAGGTGTCGAGAATCGGGATTACAGATGGCAGATTCGTCAGGGTAAGAATGCTACAACGCCGGCTAGCGGAGTCCGGGCCTTTGTGAAAGGGTCCGGTGTTGCAGGTTTGGTCTTCGGATATACATCGTCGAATCTGTCGCCCTCTAGCGCTCGTCGTGGTAGTCACCAGTATCCGAATAGTACCACCTTTGGTGGCACGACCTCGGATAGCAATGACACGGCGAATCAGAACGAGGCCAGAACAAAGTTTGCCAAGAAGGTCGAGGGCACAATGACCCAGTTTTCTGGGGGTGTGTTCTTGGCCGAACTCAAGGAGACTTTGCATTTGATCCGAAATCCTGCGAAAGCCTTAAGACAGCAACTCAGTGATTATATTCACCTCTGTCAACGTAATGTTGGTAAGTGGAAAGCATTGGGCCATGTAAGAGGCCGGAACAAGATTCAGAACGCCTGGTTGGAGGCTAGCTTTGGCTGGCTCCCACTTCTGCACGACCTTGATGATGCCCGTAGCTACCTTGATAAACGACAGGACGCGCTATATCGCGAGGTGATCCGTGTAAACGGATTCGCCGAGCGATCGTGGCTTGTTTCTGATGCGTTACAAGGGAATGGAAACGGGATCGTTGGTGTCTTCTACAGAGAACGCGTTCGACGGAATTCCGTCTGCGTGTTATCAGGTGGGGTACGTTCCGACGCTTCGTCGAAGAAGCTTATAGATGCTTCTGCTATGGGCTTAGCACCCCGTAGTTTCGTACCTACTCTTTGGGAATGGCTTCCCTGGAGTTTCGCGGTTGATTATTTCTCCAATGTTGGGGACGTAATTACTGCCTGGAGTAATCAGTCGTGCGAGCTTGCATGGGGCCGTGAGACCGTTGTGCGCGAAAGCGTCAAAGATCTCTATGCTCAGGGTGTGTACTCAACTTCCACACTCTACGGATCACGACAGACTCTCATCCCTGGCGATTTAACCCTTACTCGAAGGGAGTTCAGCCGTACAAAGATCGTCACTCCGCCGGTTCCCACGCTCATGTATGAGCTACCTGGGTTCTCGCTAAAGTGGCTTAATCTGTCTGCTTTACTCCTTAGAACTAGGCATCCTTAACCTTGTCCATAGACACAGGAGAGCTCTAATGGCTCTTTCTCTCACTTCTCCCGTAACTGGGAGCGCGCAAACGGGACTCACGTCCCCAACCTACACGCTCGTCGCGGGTAGTGCGCCTGACTTGAACGGTCGTCAGTATAGTGTCTCCGCATTAGGCGGAACACAGACCGGTGTGGATGTGAATACGGCTTCCAAGCCGTTTACGCTCACCTTTTGGTGGCCCAAGATTGTACGTGTTCTACAGTACATCACGGGCTCAGGGCGGAGCATCCAGGTTCCAATGAACGTGTACAAACTCGTCACCCGAAAGGGTGTGATATGTCACGCAGACCTCCCACCGGTTGTCGCGATAGTCACCACGACTGTTGAGGCACCTGCGGGATCGGATACGCTGGATGCAGCTAATCTCCGAGCGATGATGTCAGCACACATCGGAGGCCTAACCCAGAGTTCTTCTGGGTTCGGTGACACCGTTGTCTCTGCCACCCCTTGAGGGGTTGCATGAGCAGATACTTCGAGTCATCCGCGAGGACTCTCGAGTTATTAGGGCGATTCGAAAGAAGAGCCCTTTTGATCTGATAGCCTTTGCTATCATTTGTATCTGGCGAGCTTACATCATCGTCTTCTTGCTCTAGACGTTAAATGAGCAAGAGTTCATTGTTACCAGTCACCAGGAGTTTATATGAGCGATAGCTCAACTGCTCTTTTTGATGCTTTGTTAGACGACCTTACCGGCCATTTACCACATTATGTTATCACCTCTCTAAAACAGGGTGGTAGCGTGACTAGGTGGCCTGACATGTCTCCCCAAGAAGCTGCGTGCCTGAGCCTAGCTACGTCGTTGCGGAAGAAATTCCAGGACACTGTAGACTTGCGTGCTACGGATGCAGCAGCTTTGGAGAAGTTCCACAGCGTTAATCAGCGCTCGAAGAACTGGAGACTTGAGTTGACCTCCAGCTGGGACGAGATTTTGTATGGTGAGCTTAAAAACCTCCTATATGAGTTTTGGAACCCGAAGGGTGAACCTTTGATCTCGTCGGGAGACGAGATCTGGGCTCGTGGAGACACGGGTCCGGGTGCAGCCATAGGGACTGAACAAGCGGATTTCTATTCTAAGATGTTCGCGAGTCAGCTCAGTTGTGTCCACTTGGGCGTATACCGGTCATACCGGAATTATACTATGACAATCCCTGAATGGAACAATGCGGAGATTATCCGCTTGCTAAATCTAGGGGAACCATGTATAATTACAGGGAATCGCCTTCGATTTGTACCTAAGGACAGGAACATATCTCGAACTATCTGTATCGAGCCCGTACTTAACATGTACGGTCAACTCGGCATTGGTAATATCTTAAGGGACCGTTTGATGTCATACTTCGGTATTGACCTCTCGAACCAACCTGACAGAAATAGAGAACTGGCTCGTATCGGCTCGGAGCTAGGAACAGAGGCAACTCTAGACCTGGAATCGGCGTCCGATTCGATCTCGCTCAAGATGTTGAGAGAGGTGTTGCCCAGGGATTTTTATTCCTGGCTGCTCTTCTTTAGATCTCCGAAAGCGTCCTTGCCTAACGGCGAGGAAGTGGAGCTGGGTATGGTGTCGACGATGGGGAATGGTTTTACCTTCCCGTTGCAAACTATGCTTTTCTCCTGTGTTGTTGAGGCTGCGTTTCGTGCACGCGGATATGTCCCGAGAGATCGGGACCTCTGCTACGTGAGGCCACGAGATACTTCACATGTGAACACATGGGCAGTGTTTGGGGATGATATTATTGTCCCCACAAACTTCCACTACTTACGCCACCGAAAGGCGGCCTGGTTTGGTGACGAGATTGTCCGGGACTGTTACCGGTTACTCTCGCTACTTGGGTTCACTGTGAATGCTTCGAAGTCGTTCCATGATGGATACGACCCTTTCCGCGAGTCTTGCGGTGCCGACTTTTTCAAAGGTCGACAGATTCGTGGAGTGTATGTAAAAACACTCCGTACGATGCAAGACAAGTTCGTTGCCATCAATCGTCTGAATGTCTGGTCGGCCGCCCAGGGGATTCCCCTGAGGTCGACTGTACAACATCTTTTGCGACAGGTAAAATTTGTCGCTGTTCCCCCCTGGGAACAAGATGATTCAGGTGTTCGAGTGCCCTGGTTCATGGTCCGCAAGATACGTGTAGATCGGCAGTTACAGTCTGTTATTTACAGACGCTTCCGACCATCTAAACAAAGCTGGCGGGTTAGTGAGCTCGTACTCGACGGGGAGGATCGTTCGGGGACCATTTATAACATGAGTGGACTCCTTATGGCTTTTCTGAAAGGCACGATTAGGTCCGGCAGAGTGTCGATCCGCGCGAGCGGACACGTGCCCTACCGACCCGAGCTGGG